TTATGGAAAATATTTAGAATCCCAAGGATGTAAACATAATAAATGGTATCACTTTGACGCAGATGCACACAAAAAATGGGCAGACTTCTTATATCCCCACTTGACTGCATTATTATAATATGCTATTATTCATACATGAGATACCTTATTGTAGATACTGCAAATACATTCTTTCGTGCTCGTCATTCTGCCAGCCGTCAATCAGACACTTGGGATAGATTAGGATTTGCTATTCATGTTACTCTTGGTTCGGTTAATAAGGCTTGGCGGGATCAGAAAGCCGATCACGTGGTATTCTGTTTAGAAGGACGCTCATGGCGAAAAGATTATTACGAACCGTATAAAAAAAATCGTGCGGTTGCTCGTGCAGCACTTACCGAAACAGAACAGGAGGAGGATCGACTATTTTGGGAAGCATTTGATAATCTTAAGACATTTCTGCAGGAAAAGACCAATTGCACAGTTCTTCAACACCCGGAACTTGAAGCAGACGATCTTATTGCTGGATTTATACAGCAACACCCCAATGACAATCACGTGATTATTTCCTCAGACACAGATTTCTATCAGTTACTGGCATCAAATGTGCAGCAATATAATGGTGTTAGCGATGAACTTCACACTCTTGACGGTATCTTAGATAAAAAGGGTAAGTTGGTAATTGACAAAAAAACCAAAGCCCCCAAAGTCATACCTGATCCGCAGTGGATCCTGTTTGAGAAGTGTGTGCGCGGCGATCCGACAGATAACATATTTTCTGCCTACCCGGGCGTTAGGACCAAAGGTTCCAAGAACAAAATTGGTCTTACTGAAGCTTTTGCTGACAAAGATAAAAAAGGATATGCTTGGAATAATCTTATGCTTCAGCGATGGATCGACCATAATGGTGTGGAACATAGAGTGTTAGATGACTACGAGCGAAATCGTCAGTTAGTAGATCTTACAGCACAACCTGCGGATGTTCGAGTGAAAATTACTGAAACAATTGCCGCCAATGCTGTAAAGAAAAGTCGCCCCATGGTAGGCGCACAGTTCTTGAAGTTTTGTGGCAAGTATGAACTTAATAGATTAAGTGAACACAGTCAATCGTTTGCTGAATATTTGAGTGCAAAGTTTCTTGGATGAATACTTGGCTAATATTAGCCTTGTTGTTTTTTAAACACTTTCTAGCAGACTTTTGCTGGCAAAGTAATCGTATGCTTAAAGACAAAGGTCATCTTGGCAGGTTAGGTGGCCTACAGCATGCTGGCCTACACGGAGCATTGACCTACGTGATTCTCATGCATTTTCTTAATATTCAAGCCTGTCTAATGATTGCTGTTTTTGATAGTGTAACACATTATATTTTTGATTTTATTCATCGTAGAGCCACTGTTAAAATTAATATAGATAACAATGCATTTTGGATTTGGCTTGGTTTAGATCAATTTTTACATGCTATTATGTATTTGATAATTGGATTTACAGTTGCTTTCTTAACAGCGGAATTTATATGATTAGTCATATTTACAAGTAATTATATTGGAGCAAATTAAACTATGAGTAACTACAGCATAACTGGAAGTCCTTTAAGCGGCATAGATATTAGTACAATTGACTTAAGTGGAACTTGTCATAATAAACTTCCGCATAAAAAAGTGTCAATGAGTATACATGAAGCCAATGGTGGTTTTATAGTAGAGGTAGAACATTCAATGAAAGAAAATGATCTTTACATAGTCAGCGAAGATCGAGACCTAGGTCAAGAAATTGGAAAAATTATTACCCATAACATTTTACAAAAAACATGAATCAGCCAATAGCAAAACCAGTCGTTAAAAATAAATTTTGGGTTGTTGAAGACCGCGGAGAAAAGATTGCTACCATACAGGCCAGAGCGGATGGTGGTTTTGTTTATGTACATGACGAACATCGAGAATTTTTTCCTAGTGTACGAATTTTAAAAGAAAAATATAAATTAAAATTTGGAACGCTCGATAAAAATAAAAAAATACAGTCAAAAACGGTTTATGGATACCCAATAAACAGTAAGTCTTTTAACGAAGTTTGGGATGTTCAACGAAAATTACCTATCTATAATAAAACAGCAAAAAGTAAAAGTTTGTACTGTGCAGGCCATTATTTAATAAAACTAAATGGTGCTTGGTCAATGCATTATTGTCCAAAAAACATAACCTTAAGTAGATATCAATATTTTGGACCATATAAAACCAAAGAAGAAATTGTTTCGAAACTAAAGGAACTATAATGCCAAAATTAAGTTTATCAATTAAAAATTTTAACGATCGTGTTAAAGTAATGAATCAAACAGGTAGTAAACAACTAAGTCTTTCTGCTGATGAAGCTAGAAACTTACACGCTGATATTTTTAACTTATTAGCAAATTTAGCCGAAATATCTGCTTCTACTTCCAATAATGTTTCTACAGTATCTGGATTAGACGGAGGCGGGTTTTAGCGTAAACTGCGTATTTAACAGCATAAATACATAGTTCAAGGAACCAAGATGTCTAGACCTAAACCAACAATACTGTTAGAACATGTAAACAAATCTAACTATAAAAGTGACCAAGTTTTAAGCAGTGAAGGAATTTGGGCAGTATTCTACGAAGACAAACCAATAAATCTAAAAAGTTCTAATATGTTAGTGGCATATCCGGGCCCAAAATATAAAAAGGTTAGTTTTAGTAATTCAGGGCATGCTATTAATCTCGCTAAAAAACTAAACACTTTGTTCAAAACAGACAAATTTACAGTAGTTATAATGAAGCAAGGTGATCAAGTCTACCCCTAATCAACATGATTACACCAAACTGTTTATCACCAAAATTGGTTTAAACATAGATGAGTTCGAACGATACAGTAAGGAATGGTGGTGGAATCATACAAATTTAACAAATTTAAGATTAAGTAATTATGGCTTTAAAGTTATCAATAGTGGCAACACAGATTATTATATCATTGAGCTGCCGGAGCCGTTGAAAAATCGAACCTTGATACAAATGAGTAGATTACTTACTTGTCCGTATTATATTAAAAATCTAGATCTTATTTATTTGCTAGGTGAAGAAGAAACCGTAATGATAAAATTACATGCGGATAACTTGCAACAATACTTAGACAACATGCAACTTTAACAACCGTTGCACATAATTCACGTTTTACATATAATAATAGTCTTCGTTTAAGGAGGCTATATGTTAGCACGTACTTACATTAGCAAATATGCAACTAGGAGTAACAAAAAAGCAATAGTACAATATTACAAAATACCCGCAACAGAAAAATGGGTAGAGTATATGTTAGACAGGCATGATGTTAATAAAATATTAATGGATAGCGATTTTGCAACAAAAATGGACTTGTTAGAAGTTTTGCAAGTTTTAGAGCGTAAAATTGACTATATGTATAAGCACCCAAATTTTAATTTTAAAAAAGCAACATTTTTATTCGAGCGGCTCAAAAATGCAACTAAAGTTGCAACTTTAGCAACACCTAAAAAGTTGCAAAAAAGCAACAAGAAAAAACGGTAGACTAAAAAGACCCATTTTGTTATACTATTAATGTTGTGTAGTTAATTTAACCCGTAACTTTTAGGAGAGTATATGTCTAAGACTTTTACTTTTGCAGGTACTTGCGTTGAAAACGGCGCTACTGTTTACAAATTTGCCAACGATGCAAATCGTGCTAAGGCACTTGAGCGTTTTGGTTGTACTGAGATTAACATCATTGCACTACCCAATGCAATGGACAAGGATGCTGCTATTAGATACTTGACTCAGGTGGGTATGACTGCTACTAAGCCGACTCGTGCTGCTCGGGCTGCGAAGCCTGCGGTTGTCAAGGTCAAGGCTGCTAAAGATGTAAAAGTAGTGGCCACCAAAACCAAGCGAGTTCCTAAAGAGTTCAAAGAAGGCATGGATGCTGCCAAGTTCTTTGACACTTGGATGGCTGATGCTAAGACTAAAGCAGATGCATGGAGAGATAAGAATGATGTAGTATAAGTGTAGTTATATAGGTCCGCCTAAATTGGACCTATTTTTTTAATTTAAATATGAATAGTCCTATATTTACAACTGATGTCTTTGTAACCGATGAGCCGATAGTAGGTCAATTTCACAAGATGTTAAACGACCGTTGGCGAAATGAATTTTATTACAATGCAATTTTTCAAAGTGTAAAAGATAAAGTGGTTCTGGACATGGGTACAGGATCGGGGATCTTTGCACATTATGCTCTAGCAGCAGGAGCAAAGTTTGTTTACGCTGTGGAATTTAACTATAGCCACGCATTACTTGCAGAAAAAGTTTTATCTAAAAATTTTTCTAGAGATAAATTTAAGATTATTAATCATAATTTCTGGGCAATAAATCTTAGCCAGCATCTTGATCACGAAATTGATGTTTTTATTTCTTGTAATATTGGCCCTGGACTTTTTGATTGCGGCATGGTTAAAAGTTGGCAAACTATAAAGCCTTACCTTTCAAAAAATGCCATCAGTATACCAGACAAATTACATTTTGATGTATGGATTTGGGACTATGACGTAACTATACCTTTTGAAAATCAGCCTCATATTGTTACAGGCGAACTACTTCCTAATATGTTTAAAATTTACCCTTCGGGTATGGTAGATATGAAATTCGCAGAAGCAATCATAGAAGTGTCAAATGAATTTAAAGAAACAAATTTTGCTGCATTTAAAGAAAAAATGAAATGGGTAGAAATAAACAAGGTTCAAAAACCACCAATTAAAAAATGCTCGGATGTTTTGTTTTTTACAATGGATCAAATAAATGATAACGAGCCCGATATATCATTTAATTTAGAACTTGAAGAAAATTGTTGTATAGGTGTTATAAATAAAATTTCTTACAATTCTGACACAATATATTTAAAAGACGGTCTTAATTTGCCCTGGAACTATAACCCTGTATTCTATATAAAAGATGCAGATAATTATAATTTCAAATGGTTAAATTATGAATTAAAACCAATTTCATTTAATGGCGAATGGGTAAAGGCAAAAAATAAATATCCATTGAAGTAAAACAGCAGACCTTAAATGTGTTTTTATGTATAATATTGTTTCACACGTCGACAAGGAGAAGTAAATGGCAGTTACAGAAACCCGTACGGTTACGCCTGAAGAGGCTCGTAGTCGCATTCTCAGATCGTTCAAACACAAGCGACCAATGTTCCTATGGGGTCCACCAGGTGTTGGCAAAAGCGAAGTGATTGCTGACATCTGTAATGAGCTAGGCGGTCATATGATTGACCTCCGTCTTTCGCAGATGGAACCTACAGACATGCGTGGCATTCCATTCTATAACAAAGACAAAGGTTTAATGGATTGGGCACCACCCATTGACTTGCCCGATGCAGAACTAGCGGCTCGATATCCAATTGTCGTATTGTTATTAGATG